GGATATTGAAAGACATACCCCTAACAGCACTAGCAGAAGTAGACGCAGCCAAGATTTTACTACCATTTTCTAACTCTAATGAACCTCTATTCCATGCCAAAACACCTTGCTGCATCCACTTAGGAACATTTTCATATGCCGTTTGTAAACGACCTAAGAGTTCCCTTGCAGTTGCTGCCTTGTTAGCAAGAATACCAATATTTACACTATCGTTAAAAAGAAGATAGTGTAAAAGATAAGATATAACAGTTGTAGACTTACCTGTCTGTCGAGGCATCTTACAAATGTTAAATCTATTGTCGTGGAAATTATTAATTAATTCTTGTTGAAAATCATATGGTTGGAATGGCATCAAACCATGATCCAATGTTACGATCTTTACATGTTTTTGAGCAAAATAAACAGGATCATTTTTACATGCCATAAACTCAAGAATTTGTTCTTGAGTAAACTCAATTGCAGTATTTGCTCTTTTTAAATTAGGATTACCAAGATATATTTCACTCATAATATCAATTATCTTTTATCTATGTAAATCAAAGGATCTCCACTACTGTAATCATCTACATCATAACTATGAACTTTAGATCCTGGATATACTTTACTTAATTCTGTTTGAATCTCTTTTCTAGAAGGAATTTTAATTTGAGGAAAAAACATTTTTATCATATATTTTTTTCCTCTCCACATATAAATGATAAGCATCACCTTACCTACTCTCTTAGGGAGCATCGATGTTGCTTCTGAATAAAACTGATTGAGATCTTTCATGTTTTTATTTATGATTTAACAGCTGCAAAGATAACTTTGAAGGTGGTAGTGCTTGCTGTACCAGGATATCCAAGTAATCTTATTTTATCGGAATTTATATCTGCGGAAAATGTTGCAATCCCCGTTGGTTGATTTAAAGTACCATATTCTGTCATATACGCAGTAGTTCCATCATGGATTAAATTAATTGAAGTTGTATTATAATTTGTTCCTTGCACCACTTGAATCTGATAATTAACAGATCTAAAATCTGTTGATGCTATTGATACTAAAGTAGAAATTCCAACACTAGTCGTTGTTGAGATTGTAGAGTCAACAAGACCTGCACTCAATTCAAGTGTTTGTTTTGTTACTGGTTGGGTTCCGACAATGTATGGCATTTTAATTAGCGGTTTCTAAAAGACTAAGTATTACTTTTAACGTATCATTCTTTTGAGAAGAAATTCTAATCGAATCATTAGTTTCTAATACTAGTTTCCCAGACATTGGAACAAATGCTTCTGATATTGGTACGTTTGCATTTTTTATAATTTCAGTTTCTGTACTAGACCTTTTATGTTTCATTGTCACTGCGGAATCCGTGGTCCCAAAGTTAGCAATATGTGCATATAAAACAATCGCAGTATAACCTGTGGGTGCAGTGTAAACTGTCTGCTCCGCAGTAGTTATCTGAAAGGTAACTGTTTGAAATCTATTGAGTGCTAACTGAGCCATATTAACTTAATGCCAATATAAATGGTGTCATTTCAGTGAATAGACTTTTTGTAAAAGCCCTTCCACTAATTGTACCTGAGTTTTGGTTAATTTGTAAACCATCGCCTATTCTAAAATTACCTGATTGGTCTGTGCTTGTGTAAACAACCTTTCCACCATCTAGAGTAACAACTTCATTTTCTTGAATAGTAACACCACCACGTTTAGGAGTTGCTAATGCAATTGTATTACCTGCACCCACATATTCAAATGTATGTGAACTTGCAACTATACGACTAAACTGATAGAAGTATGCAGTTGATCCAACACTTACATTGTTTAATAGATTTTCTTCTAATGTTATAACTGATGCTCCTGATGCTGTTTCATCAAAAGTTTCAGTGTTAGATGAGTAATCTTCAGTTGTTGAATCAAAGGTATAAAAATCTCCAGTAGAGATAGACGTTGAACTATTTATTGTATAGTATATTGGTTCCATTACAGCAACTGCTGTTGCCCTATCATTTCCAATATCTGGTGCTGCTATCGTGACAGAGGGTGTTGATTCATATTGAGTTCCACTGCTTATTACAGTAATGGATGAAACAGAGTCCCCTTCTAAAGTTGCAAATGCAGTGGCATATTCTCCATTAGGGCCTGTTGGATTATCAATATTTACTTGAGGAGTAGAAGTATATCCATTACCTCCATTTACTATATTAATAGTAGTAATTGATTTATATAACTTATCAAAATAAACATATTGACCATCATATGGTTTATCGATATCTATTTTTACATTACCACCAGAAACATATGTATGAGTTAAAGTTGAAACACCTACATTTACAACAAAAGATGTAGCAGATGAAATCTCATCTACTTCAAAAATATAAGGTGGTTTATGAGGATATGTTTTAGAACCATAAGCACATGTCAATCCAATACCTGACATTGTTACTGCCATACCAACCGCAAAATTATGATTAGTGGTTGTAGTTACAGTCGCAACTCCAGATATATTATCATACACAAAATTAGATATATTCAAATTAGGGGTTGATAAACTAACTTGAACTTGATCTTGTCCTTGATTTGCTTGAGTAGTAGTAACAAATCCAGTAAATTGCAGTGAACCTGTTCCTCTAGAAACCAATCCAAAAGTTCCAAAACTACAGTTGCTATTAGCAATATCTGCTTGACCTCCTTTATCGCAAGTCACTGCCTCATCACAACAAATAGTAAACAATGAAACTAATTGTGCAAATCCACCATTAGTTACAGCAACACCAACACCACCTTGATTATATTGAGTATAAGCATCGACATTCATTGTTTTTAGAAGTCTTGCTTGTTTTCCATCAACACGAATACCAGTTCCAGTAGTAGTATCGCTTGTACAGTTTTGAACGTAAGGGCCTTTCCATTTACCACCACCTTCATTTTCTGCTATCTCAGTGGTAGGAAAACCTACTGCAGCTGCTGGTGCAGTATGACCACTAAATGTCATATTAGCAAGTTTGCAAGCCTTTCTTACATGGAATAAATCTTTGTTAGTTGTATTAGGTAAAACCTTTACTGTCCTTTGATCATCGCCTACAATAGCAACAAACGCAGGAACTTCTATTGGATTCTGTTCAACATAATTACCAGATAGAACTTTAATTGTTGTTCCTGATTTAGCAATACCAACAGCAGCTTTAATAGTTAACTTTGCATTGTCTATAGAAGTTCCATTTTGCTCATCATCACCATCTTTTGCAACATATAAAACATTTGGTGCAGAGTTGATACCTGTTGCTGTTGAGTCAATACTTACGTTATCACCAACAGTAACTGCCTGATTGGTTATGGTAACAATACCAACACTAACCTGTTCTGCTTCACCATCAATAGTAATTGAAGATCTACCAACAGTAAGTACTCCAATAATCCTTGCATCACCATCAACAATTAAGGTTGTATTACCAGATCCAACAAATACCGTTCCTACTCCACTGGAATTACCTATTGTGGTCACTCCTGATAAAGTAGCATTACGTTGAATATTTAAATCTCCTCTACCAGTAATAATACCAACAGAATCAACATTAGTTACATCTTCATATGTTATAGTTCCTGCTACAGATATATTACCTGTAATTTCTGCATCACCTTGAACAAATAATGCTTTATTATATCTTGCAGTAGAACCAATACCAACATTTTTTATAGTATTAATACCAACAGGATCAACCGCCCAAGTTCCAGCAGCTCCAACACCACCTCCACCTGTATTTTCAATCCATGTTTGATTACTTCTAACATACTCCTTACCATCTGTAGGAGCATCTTCTATACCACCTCCACCAAATGATGCTAGTTGTTGCTGAACTCTATTAACAAATAACCTATAGTTCTCTTGAAGTTTTTCATAGGTTACAAATTTCTGATCCAATGGTGTTAATGGATCTGAATTATCTTCTTTTGGATCTATAGATTCAGAAAGAATTTCTTTATCAAATTTTTCAAAAGTTTCTTCAAGTTTTTTAATTTTACTTTGAAGACTTTGATTTTTTTCTTCAAATAAAGAGTATATTTTTTTTATTTCACCGTCATAAGATTTTGCTTCAGGTATCTTAATAGATGAAACTTTTTTAAATAAATTTACAATCTCATTATTAAGACCTTTAATTTCTTCATCATAATATTTTACTTCTGGAACTGTTGGTATAGATTCTTCTACATTTAATATCTTATCTTTTAAATCTTTAAGATCATTATCATAATACTTTATTTC